TAAGTTCTTTAAAGTAATCTTGTGCTACTAACCATGCATATATGACAAGACACATTGCAAGGTCATCATTACATCCGTCCTCTGCTTCAAATGAATTACTCTTCTGAATAAAGGTAGTTAATTCACTTAATATATCATAATCACAGAAAGTTAATTTGTCAGATTCAATAATAGTCTTTAAATTAAGAGCACCAACCTTTTTAACGGTCTTAGACATCTTAACTCCTAATTGAGTCTTCTTGCCAGAAAATCCTTGACCAATAACTTGTCCTGCCCGTCCTCTCATAGATGCCATAAGAAGATTAGAATATTCTAAATCATAATTCAAAATAGCTGCTACTTGATCTCCAACATCATTCACTTCACATAAAATAAATGCTTTATTATATTTGTTGCATATATCATAGATGATATTAGGAAATAACATTGGTTTAATTTCATTATTCCTATACTTTGCCACTACCTTATGTGGGAAAGTAGTTATATCAATGATTATAAATGCAGAATAATCTTTAACTACTCCACGAGCAACGTCTACTGTACAAATATAATCATGACCTTTTTCAGGTTCTTCAAAAACATCTAATCCAGCACTTCTAGTTTTAGGATTTTCATATACTAAAGTTCTTAATTTACTTGGTGCAATAAGAGTATCAACAGACCCTAAGAATTCACATTCAAACTCAACTTTAAATTGTTGTTCTGAAGTGTTAGCAATTGTTTGCTGTCGCCACTTTTCATCCCTTCCCGGAACTTCAGACCAATGAACATCTGTAGGAACATATTCATTCTTGCTTCTTTCTGCATCATGCCACATACGGTAGAAATGATTCATACCATGTGGCGTTGAAACTATTATGACTTTCGTTGATTTACCAGAAGTAATAGTAGGATAAACGGAACTAAAGAATGCGTCCGCAATATGGTTTGGAACGAACGCGAATTCATCGAGGAAGAGGATGTTAAACGACATACCTCGGACAGCACTTGCAGACGTAGAAGCTGCCAATATCTTACTGCCATTTTCTAACTCCAATGAACCTCTATTCCATGATAACACACCTTGCTGCATCCACTTAGGAACATTCTCATATGCAGTCTGTAAACGACCAAGTAATTCCCTGGCAGTTGCTGCTTTGTTAGCAAGAATACCAATATTTACACTATCATTAAAAAGAAGATAATGCAGTAGATAAGATATAACAGTTGTAGACTTACCCGTCTGTCTGGGCATCTTACAAATGTTAAATCTATTGCCGTGAAAATTCTTAATTAACTTCTCTTGGAAATCATAAGGTTCAAAACCTTTTAATCCTTCATCAAGAGTAACAATCTTTACATGATTCTTTGCAAAGTAAACCGGATTATTTTTACATCTAACAAATTCAATAATCTGCTCTTGGTCAAATTCAACTTGTGTATTTGCTTTCTTTAAATTCGGATTACCAAGATAAATTTCATCAGCCATAACAATCTCCTACATCATTTCACCAAATGTATGTCCTGTTGGTGAATTGATCATTTTTCTATCATAATCTATAGTTTTTCTTGTCATATCCAATAATTTTTGTAGGTTCTCAGCTTTCTTCTTCAATGCTTCAATTTCTTTATTCTCTTCCTCCCGTTTGGAGGAGGGGTTCTCCTGGGTCATAATTGGAAACTTGGTAGCCCCACAGTTTAGCACCTGGATAAACTTTCTGCAACTGATCCTGTACTTGTTTGCGGGATGGTTTAGAGACTTGTGGGAAAAACATTTGAATGTTGTAACTACTTCCCCGCCAAGCCAAATATACAGTTATTATATTTCCTGTCTTGGATGGAATACGAGTAGATTCTTCTATTGGATCCTCGTAGTAGATATTTGATTTAGGAACTTTGATTGGTTCTGGTTTAATAAGATCAACTACTTCCGCATAAAGATTGCCATCAGCATCCTCTATGGTAATACTTTCATCGTAGTATTTTGCGAAAGATTTCATCAAATTTAGATAACTTCACACTAATATTTAGGAAATCCAGCGTGTCACCGTTAGTTCAATTGAATTATTGTCCATCTCCCATTCTTCGGAGATTTCAAATCCTTCTTCCTTTACAGTATTATGAAGAGTCATTCTTGCATACTGTTGGGTAACTTTTTCAATAAACCTATTTACAGGAACATCTAAATCCCAAGTATCAAGTTCAGCCACTAATTCATAATTTCCTGTATTCTTATTCAAGCGAAATCCAATATCATTTCTAATTGCAACTTCAGCATGAAATTCTGGATGCTCTTCTGCATGAGATGGATTATTAATAACCAACTGTTGATTCTCTTGAACACTATGTCCCATAAGTTCTAATGCTTCAACCAAATAGGGACGTTCTTTAATTTTGGTTTTAATACAAGTAAAGTGTGACATTTATCTCCATTTAGAAAGTGGTTGTTCTACCTTCACGGTTTCAGTATTTTCATAATACTCTGGTTTATGTTCTACTCTCTCAACAACTCCTAATCTCTCCTCAATCCTTTTAGTAAGATTCTCACACTCATTGCCAACAACACCCATAACCTCTTCGGTTACAGTGCCATCTTGCCTAATAGTAAATTTAATTGTTTGTTGTTGTGCCATTTGTTACATAATGTTTACATTTATTTATCAACCACCGTTGCCACCACCACCGTTGCCGCCGCCACCGTTACCATTGCCACCATTGCCATTACCATTTCCATTACCGTTATGGGACCCATTACCGTTGCCATTTCCATTGTGACTATGCGAATGTCCTGATCTTAACCAACCACCGGGACCTATGGACTTCCCTTGAGGAATTTTTTTACATTTCTTATCAGTATGACACCAATATTCTCCCTCTGGACACTTTCTTGCTTCTTTTGCTTCACCCATAAATCTGGCAAAATTTTTCTGGATTCGTGCTTCTGTATTTTTGTCCATAAGATCTACATACTCCTTTGATGCGTTAACCATATCATCTATCCCAGCCATCGTTAAATGAGAAACTGGCCAAACATTAGAAAATCTCCACCTCGCTTGCCCTGATTGTCCAGGTGTTTGATAATCCTGTGAGAGATCATCAATAGCAGCAGGAAATAATCTTTTATCATATCCAGCATTACCTAAAGCACTTGTTCCAGAACTACTAAATCCCCCTTGTGCTCCGTCTACATTAGCATGAACTGTTGGGACTGTTTCTGCAACAAAATGCTTGAAGGATTTCATAACCCTACAATAGTTAAAGGATCCGTTGTAAGTGTTGCTATTCCAGATGAAACTGCAGTTATATTTCGATTCTGAATATTAATCTGCGTGGCATCACCAACCTTTGTGCCATCGCTTTTAATGCCGATAGCACCATTACTATTAACGATACTCATCAATCTAGGCATTAGCAGTCTCCAATACAGAAACAAGAATTTTCAACGTAGTATTAGCACCTGCACTGGCAGTAACATAATCACTTGTCTCTAACACTAATTTACCATCTAATGGGATGTAAGCATCATTAACAGGAACAGTTGCTGCATTAATAATTTGAGTAGTTGTACTACTTCTCACATGAGACATAGTAACTGTGGTTGCTGCTGCACCATAATTGGTTATATGAGCATACAAAATAATTCCAGTATACCCAGTGGGAGCCGTATATATTGTTGCACCACCTGTAGTAAGTGTAGCAGTATATGTTTTAAATCTATTAAGTGCTAATGCCATTTAACTGAGTGCTAGGATAAAGGGTGTCATTTCATTAAACAAACTCTTAGAGAATGATCTTCCGCTAATTGTACCACTACTTTGATTAATTTGTAAGTCATCACCTATTCTAAAGTTACCTGATTGGTCGGTACTTGTATAGAGAACCAATCCTCCATCTTCAGTAAGAACCTCATTTGCTTGAATAGTAACACCACCTCGTTTCGGAGTTGCTTCTGTAATGTTATTTCCAGCGCCTACATATTCAAATGTATGAGAACTGGCAATAATTTTACTTGCCTGAGCAAAATAAGCAGTAGAACCAACGCCAACTGTATTGAGTAAATTAGTATCAAGAGTTAATGTAGTAATTCCAGATATTACTGGAGTTGAACTATTTATTTTATAATATATTGGATACATGCTTGCAGTTGCTGCAGCATTTGAACCACCACCTCCACTAATTGTTACATCTGGAGTTTCGGTATAT